CATGCGCTCGGTGCCGTCCTGCAGGTAGCCGGCATAGGCGACATCGGTGCCGATCACAACCCCGCCCTTTGCTCCGAACAGATCCCCTTGCGCACCATCGTCGACCGCAAAACTGATGGAGTTGAGCAGATTGCCTTCATCCCACAGAAGGCCTTGGCCGGCGTTACCCTTCTTCGTGCGGTACTTCTCCGTGCGTGGCATCCATGGTGACCACGCCACGCTGTCCGGATCCTGCTTGGTCTGCTGGATGCGCTGCTGCACGGATTTCTGCGCTTGCTGGCCGACCTTCTCCAGCCACGGCGACATATTCAGCGCGGCGAGGCGATTCAGACACGCGAGCGCCTGCGCCAGATCGATGGTCATCGTCATGAGTTGCTCCGCGAAACCGCGCCCGGAAGGACGGGGAGGAAACGACCCGATTGAGGAGCAATCGATGCCTTTAAGCTCATGGGCACGGTGTATATAATCACAGCATGCTTCTCGTCTACCGTTACCGCGTCAAGTCCCTCACTGGTCTGCTTAATAGGCAAGCCCGCGCGTGTAACTTCGTCTGGAACTACTGCAATGATCGGCAAAAGGACGCCCTGCGCTTCGGGCGTCCTTGGCTGACCGGATTCGACCTGAACAAGCTGACGACCGGCAGCAGCAAGGAACTGGGCTTGCATTCCGGGACCGTGAATGCGGTCTGCGAACAGTATGCGAAGTCGCGTTCGCAAAAGAAGCGGCCTTATCTTCGCTATCGCGGCAAGCGTTCCCTGGGTTGGGTACCGATCAAGGGACGGGAACTGAAGCGGGAAGGCGATGCCTTTCGTTTCGCGGGCAATACCTTTCGCGTCTTCAACAGCAGGCCGCTGCCCGAAGGGAAGATCAAGGATGGCACCAACTTTTCGCGTGACGCGCGAGGGAACTGGTACCTGAATATCGTGATCGATGTGGCCGCGCCCGATATCGATGCCCGGCAACCGCTGCACGGTGTCGGTATCGACCTCGGCCTGAAAGACTTCGCGACGCTTTCCACGGGCGAAAAGATAGAAGCGCAGCGGATCTATCGTGGTGCCGAAGAAGCGCTTGCGTTGGCGCAGCGCGCCAACAAGAAGCGGCGCGTCCAGGCGATCCACGCGAAGATTGCGAACCGTCGCAGCGACTTCCTGCACAAGTTGTCGGACCGCATTGTCCGGCAATTCGACTACATCGCGGTTGGCAATGTCGCCGCCGCCAGACTCGCCAGGACCGGCATGGCGAAGTCTGTTCTCGATGCCGGCTGGTCGACCTTCCGACATCAACTGGCGTACAAGGCTATCAAGCATGGCGCGTGGTTCGAGGAAGTCGATGAAAGTTTTACTTCCCAGGCCTGTTCGGATTGCGGCGCCATGCCCGATTCGCGGCCGAAAGGTATCGCAGGCCTTGGAATAAGAGAATGGCAGTGTAGTGTTTGCGGTTGTAAACATGATCGCGATCTCAATGCTGCGATAAACATTCTCCGTCGCGGACGTGCGACGCTAGCTGTAGGAATCCCCGGCCTTTAGGGCGGGGAGGACGTCAAATCGTGATCAACCTCAAGTGCGCGACGTAGCCGATGCTGGTGAAGTCCGGCGCGTCGACGATGTATCGGATGCCGTTCTCGTCCTGCACGACGTCGTCCTGCTTAAGCGTGCCCTCGGGCAGCGGAATGAACGTAGTCCAGTGCGTGATCGCCTGCCCCATCGTGGTCGCGTACTGCGATTGCTTGATGTCCTCGCGCTTGAATTGCATGAAGCACGGGATGCCCGTGGCGTAGAACTCGATGGACTGATCGCCACCATCGTACGAGCCGCGGCCGATGGCGATCACATGGTTCGTCTCGACCGCCTGGATCGGCAGGTTCGGCTGCATGTCGCCGATGTAGAACGTGCCGGCAGGCCCGATCAGGATGTCGCGCGGCTGCAGCAGACGACCATCGGCGTAGCAGTACCACGTCGGGGTCTGGTACTTGTTCGGGATGGCGAATTTCTTCTCTGCCGCGAGCGCCACCGGAATGCGCGCGATCTTGTTGACGTCGTCCGTGACGGCGATCGGGTCGTCGAAGCGGTAGACGTCGTACATGCTGCCCGCTTTCGCGGCCAACTTCGCATAGCCTGCGTAGAGCAGGCCTTGCAGTCGGGCGCCGGTCATCATTGCAGCATTCCCGTACGCTCGGCCGCCAACTCTTCGCCCGTTTCCGAATCGCAGAACTTCAACTCGCCATCGCGCCCAATCATTTCGGCCGCAGCCCATGCTGAATTCCATGCGACAGTCGCCCATTCGGCGGCGCCAAGGCGCGGGGCATTTGGGTGCATGAAAATGGACTGGCTCTCGGACATTAGCTTGTGCAGGCGAGCGAACAGAGAATTTTGCTCAGGAGTCCAGTCATCCGGCGTATTGGCATTCATAGATTGGCCTTCCAAAGGTCACGCACGTACCAGCGAGATATTGGCGCCACCGGTACCTAGCCCCGGCCCGGGTGGAACGCCGAGAAACGCGCACATGCGCCGGCAGACCGACTTGAACAACCGCTCGCGGTCGCTCTGCTCGTTGACGTTGCGCTCCCAAACGGCTGCCTTGTTCGTATCGAGGTTGTCGCCGACCGTGAGGATCGCGGACTCCAGCGCGGCGATCGGTGTCAGGAACGTTTCGACCAGAACAGTTTCCTCGCTGTCGGTCAGGTGATCGAGGCGCCCTGCCAGCGTCAACGCGTTCAAGTCGTCACGCGACCCGGCGTGGAAATACACCGGGTCCGAGTAGACCGCCACGCTGGCGTCGCCGGATACCGGATATCCAGCCCAGCGACGGACATCCACTTTCTGAGCGTCGGTGAGTGCCATGATTATTTTTGGCCGCTCTTGCCGGCCTTGGTCTCTGGCGCAGTTGCGGCCACCGATGCTTCAGGCGCAGCGGTACCGCTGGCGGACTTCACTTGGGGAGGCGTCAACGTGAAACCGCAGTGCTTCACGCATTCGCGCGCGTCGACCGGCTCCTTCTGGTGTTCAACGCCTTGCGGGTCGTAACAGGTAACGAGTGCCATTTTCAGTAGTCCCCTAAATTGATCCAGACCAGCGTTATCACGCCCGTGGCTGTCAACGTGCCGTCCGCATCGATATCGGTATTCGTCTCGAATCCAACATTGAGCAGCACATCCTTCGCGGTCGCCGTTCCATCGAATTGCGCGGAGGCGGCCAACGCGGCGTTTGATGCCGTGTTGAGATCCGTCGTCGCCGCAGACAGCGTGACGGCCGTCTTCGGCAGCAGATCGACCATCGTGCTCGACAAGGTGATGTTTGATGCGGAGGCCGTGCCAAGCGCCCACTTCAGGGCGGCGCTGTCGTTGATCGTGGTCGATCGATCTGTCGTCACTGCCCATTGCAGCGATCCGGTGACGCCCAAGACCAGTATCCGACCCTCCGGGAAGTCGTAGAGTTGCCTGGAGGCGTAGGCCAGCGCGTCAGTAACCGGCACGGACAACGCGTTGAGCGTGAAAACGGTCTTGTGAATCACCCCGTTCCCATACTCGACAACGGTCAGGCTGGCATCGTTGTTGAAAGCTGCTGGCAGCGCGCCGACCCCGGCGGAAGTGGTCGTCGGGACATCACCGGAGTCGGCGAGCAGAACCCGCTTACGCTGAGTGATGTTCGCGTTGACGAGCACTTCCGCCTCAACGTAACGGTCAGTCATGGTTTAGTCCTCGTCTTTCGCGATGAACGCCATGAAGTTGATGCCGGTTGCCACCGTACCCGCCACCAGCGTGTAGATACGCACGTAGCGGTAGGTGGCGCCGTTCTGCTCGTTGCGGAATGGGACGATGAACCGCCCCGTTCCGGTGGCGGCGTCGGCCGGATCGGTCTTGTTCCCCATCGGGATGTTGGCCAGCGTTACCGAGCCCGACGTCATTGCGGCGACGTTCGAGCCTTCCAGGTGGATGGTGTACTTCTCGTCGCCGGTCGCCACTTCGATCGCCGAAACGTCGATCACCAGATCGGCATCGAACAGGCCGGCGCCCAGGTCGAGAATCACCGATTCGGTGGCGGTGGCCGCGACAAGCCCTGCCGCCTTGAGCAGGAGGGCGTTGTCGTAAGTACGTTGGGAGTAGATGTTTGCCATGATGTCGAGTCCTTATCGTTGGCGGAAATTAAGCGACGACAGCGGCGTCAGCGATGGACCACAGGCGGGTCACGGCACGGCCGTTGAAAACGCCGAAGCCGTTGTACCACTCCACGCGAGTGCGCAAGACCGGTGCGCTTTGCAGTTCACCCAGGTCGCGCACGTCGACGCCGCCGTTTTGCAGGCCCAGCACACCGTCGTTGCCGAAGCTCAGAACGTAGATCGAGGTACCCGTCGCGGTGCCAGAGGTGCAGGCTTCGGTGAACGGCAGGATGGCGGCGCCGGCGTTGTCCAGGTCGACGGTCAGGATCGGCAGGCCGTTGTACATCTCGACCGGCTTACCGAAGGCGTCGACGCCCATGGCGATGAAGCCGCCGACGGTGGTCGAACGCGATGCCTGCGTGAGGCGACGCTTCATGGCCTTGCTCATCAGCAGGTGCGTCGGGTTGAGGGTTTGGTCGATCGCCTCGTCCAGCTTGGACAGCGACAGGGCGGAGCCGTTGGCGGTCGAGCCGGCGGCGATCAGTTGGTTGCCGGTTACGCGCACTTGCAGGCCGTCGAACTCGCGCGGGTCGCTCTGGTTGTCGCCCTTGACGAACTTCTTCGTCCAGGCCAGCGACAGCGCGCGGATCTTCATCGCCTCGTGCACGGAACGCTGGTTGGCGCCCATGGTGTCGATGATGAACTTGTCCACGTCCAGGTCGCCGCCGGCGATCACCAGGGACTCGGTCAGCGGGTTCAGGATGCCGGTCGACGGCGTGTACGCTTCATTCACGCCACGGAAGCCGACGCCAGGCAGGGAATCCTCGCGGTTGTACTTCAGTGCATTGCCGGCGATCGTCTCGAACGGCAGGGTTTGCAGGATCGCGGACGAACCGGCATACAGTTCGATGATCGCGGAACGCAGCACATCGCCGGATGCCAGCTTCGCTGCTTCGACAAGAGTCAGAGCCATGTTATTTCCTTTCGTTGCCGCATTCGCGGACGGGTTGGTTTGCTTGTTGGGCTATCCGGCCCGTGCGCCGCTCGTCTCATCCGAGTTGCGGCAATGAAAAAGGCCGCCCGAGTTGCCCGGGGCGGCCCGCTAACTGCTGTACTGCAAGGGGTGCTGCTTACTTCGCTTGTGCGCGCGCGGCGTTCATCCGCTCGACCGGCGACAGGCCAGAAAGGTCCTTGCCGCCTGCGCCGCCGGCACCTTGGCGCGCTCCGCTACCGGAAGCGCCGGAGCCCTTCAGAATCGAATCCTTGTGCGTGTACGCGCCGACCATCACCTGGATGGCTTCTTCGAAATCGGCGTGTTCGCCGTGGCGGGTCGCGGAAAAGATCGGGTTGCCGTCAGCGCCGAGGGCGACCAACTTGCCGTTGTCTACCTTGAAGCGCTCGCCGAATACCTTTTGTGCGATGTCCGCCGGGATGGCCAGTTTGTCAGCGATGAACTTCGAGCCGGCGAAGCTGCCGCCGATGATGTGGCTGTTCAATTGGCCGGTCAGCTTGGAGATTTCCTCGCCCTGCGCCTTTTCGCGCGCTTCGGCGGCGCGGGTGGCCTCGGCGACGGCCTGCTTTGCGGATGCGGCGGCCGCGTCCTTGATCTCCTGGACCTTGCCGGCGGTGACCAGCTCACCTTCTTTCAGGTTCTTTGCCAGCCTGATCGCCTCGGCGGCGGCGGCCGGATCGTCGATGCCGGCGTCCTTGAAAGGCTTGAGCGCCGCTTCGGCGGTTTCCTTGGCGATTCGATTTGCTTTTGCCTCGCCGTTGAGTCGGCTGATAGTCGCTATCGTGCCGTCCGCGTCGAATGGGGCTTCGGTGCCCTCGGCATTGATGAAGATCGGCAGCTTCTTCTCGGCATCGACTGCAATCGTACCGTCGGGTAAAAATTTGAAAGGCATGGGGTTTACTTTCCCTGACATCCGTCAGCGTTATTGGGTCATCCGACCCGGTTCACCCATTCGAAGCTTCGTCCGGGCATGAAAAAAGCCAGCACTAGGCTGGCTTCAATTTTGATGCGATTCCGACTACGGCATCCAACTCCACCGCTTGCCAGATTGAATTTTACTTATCGTCGGCTGCGTTAATCCGTATTCTGCGCCGATTGCGCTCTGGCTCATTTTGCCGCGCAAAGATCTAATCCGAATCACGTCATCATTGGTAATTTTTG